GGGCTGCATTACAAAATCTGGTTGATGGCAGTGTAGAAGAATATATGAAAATTTTAGGAAAAGATGTTCCTGATGCTGTAAATAGAGAAGAAGCTCTTAAAAAATATAAAAAAGAATTTTCAGAAGCTACTGGTATAGATGTAACTGGAAAAGTAGACAAAAGTTCGGCTTTAATGGCTTTTGGTCTTGCTATGATGCAAAATAGAGCAGGTAAAGGTTTTAACGTAGGTCGTATTCTTAGTGAAACAGGTAAAGCGGGAGAGGCCGCTATGCCTGCGTTAGAAAAAGCTAAAGATGAAGCCAAGCAAGGTAGAATAGCTGCAGGTAAGTATGCGCTGCAACAAATAAAATCTGATGAAGATGCTAGAGATGCTATTATAGCATCTAATTCTGCTCTTAAAAAAGAACTTTTATTAAAAGACTTAGAGTTTAAAAGAGACAGACAGTTACTTGTTGATGAAGCTATTCTAGACGGTAACGAAGTAAAATTAACAGAAGCACTAAAAAATACCGAACAAAAATCTCTTAAAGTTGGTGCTAGAGAAGTAAATATAGGTATGGGGCAGGATCTTGAATTTGGTGGAAGAAGTGTTTTTTCTTCTCCAGAGTTTGATGCCCGAATAGTAGCAGACTCTTACAAAAAAACAGGCGAAGGAATAAATATTCTACGTCAAATGGAAGGTCTTCTTGTTCAATTAAAAGATCAAGGAGAAGGAAATATTGGTGGAACTGCTCTACAAGGCGTTCTTGGAAGCGTTATAAGTGTAGGTAACTCTATGGGTATGAATATACCATATCCTAGTGGAGATGACGTAGCTTTAACTCAACAATTAGAAGTTTTACAAAGACAAGTTTTAACAAGATTCAAAAAGTTTATTGCTCAAGAAACGGGAAATGGTATTTCTAATGTAGATGTTCAAGACATAAAAGCTGCTCTTGGGCAATTTAAAACATTTGAAGATATTGATAAAGCAATTATGTCTGTGGGCGAAATGCAACAATTGTTTTCAACATCTCAAGGTGCATTAGATGAAATCGTTGATATGTTTATGGACAGAAACAGTTATAGAGGAAATGAACAAGGAACAGCCGATTATGATAAAGTTGTAAAACTGTTTTCTGAAAAATTTGGAAATATTTCTGTTTTTAAGCCTACCATTGTAGAAGGACCAAATGGTCAAACAATAATTGACTATGATATTAGAACAGGTGTTTAAAAATGGGATTTGTAAACGTCCAAACAGATGATGGAATTTTGCGATTTCAAATTGAGGGAAATACCCCAACAGCTTTAGAGCAATCTAGAATCCAAAGAATTATATTGCGACAAGCACCTCAAAGAAAAAAAGATGCAGAAACAAAAAAAGACGAAAAATTGTTTGATTATAAAACTGGGATTCAAGATCTTGAGTTGCGCAGAAAACTTAGTCGTGCAGATACGCCTGAAGATGAAAAACTAGCCTTAAAATCTATGGGTCTTTTAGAGACTGATTTTACAAGGGATAGAAGAGGTAGATTAGCCTTAACCTCTTCAGGCGCAAAGAAGTTCGGTGTAGACTCTGATCGCAATGTAATGATTGATGAAAGCCGCTTTAGTAGAGCTGATTTTGCTGATTTATCTAGTTTAGGCAGAGAATTACTAGGTGGTGTTGGAGGTGCAGTAGCAGGACAAGCAGCTATACCTATTCCTATTTTGGGTGCTGTTCTTGGTGCAGCAGTTGGAACTGGTGGAGCTAAATTGCTGGAAGAGGGTCAAGAAGTTATTGAGGGAACTCAAAGCGAAACCGCACAAGATGTGTTTAGAGCGGCTAGAAATGAAGCGATAATAGCTGGTGTTGGTGAGGGAGTTGGTTCTGTTCTTTTCAAAACTATAGGAAAAGTTTTTGGAAAACCGGGTGGAGATTTAACAGAGGAGCAACTAAAACTTGCTGGAAAATCTATAAGTGAATATGGGATTCAACCAACACTAAGCCAAATAGGTTCCTTTGGTCCTTTTGCTAGACAGCAAGCTATTGGGGAAAAAATTATAAAAACATCTCCTAGATTGAGAGGAAATCACCAAGCAATAGTAAATAAATTAGAAGAATTTAGAGGAACTTATGGCGCTGCAACACCTGAAGAGATTGCTGAAGTTTTAGTAAAAGCAGCAAAATCTGGAGATAAAACGGTTAAAAATGTTAGAAAAGGTATTACTCAAGATATTGTTCAATTACTTAAACAAACAAACGAATCTCTTGGAGCAGGTGCTGTTAAAGACGAAAATTTAAATAATGATTTATTTCAAATTTTTACTACAGCATATAAAGCTTTTGATGATGATATGCAGGCTCAATTTTCTGTTGTAAATAAAATAATTGATGATGTTTCTGGAAGCCAACCATATTTTAATGTTTCAGCAATAAAACAAGACGCTTTATCAGAGTTAGACGATTTAGTTAGTGTCACCTCTGGTGCGGGTGATTTAGGTATGAAAAAATTAATGTTACAAGAAATAACTAATTTACCAGACAACGCATCGTTTGCTCAAATTTATAATGCCAGAAAACAATTAAACGACAAATGGTTGAGCAATTTTGGATCTTATAATGTCGATACAGTAAAACAAAAATTTTTAGGTAGGCTTGATGATAAATTTTCTACTGAAAATATGAAAAACTTAATAACTCAAGGGTCTATGAGTGGATTAAGTAAATCACAAAAAGATATGTATAAAGATGTTGCGTCCAGACTTCCTACTATTAGAAAAAATTTTAGAGAAGGCCGTATGGAGTTTGAAAAATTACACGGCACTTTGGGTTTAAAAAACTTAGTTAGGTCTGTTAAAAATGAAGAATCTGTAAACGTATCTCAAGCCGTAAATTCTCTTATAAAACCCAATAATCCTCAATTGTTAAAAGATGCAGCTAAAGCTTCTGGAGGAGAAAATATTTTTAATCCTATAAAATCAAGAATGGCAGCTCAATGGTTGAAAGAAACATTTGAAGAATCAACTAAAGATGGGAAAAAGGGCATTGTAAGTTTACATAAATTTCACGATCAAATTAAAAAACTTGGCTCTACAGCCGATGAATTGTTTGGAAAAGATACTGCAGAAATAAAAAAATTAGCTAATCAGATGAATATTCTTAGCTTATCAAATGTCTCTACAGAAATGATCGACAATGTAATAGCTGCTGGCGCTGATCAACCTGCAATAAGTTTGTTAAAAAATTTAAAAGATGTTCTTGAAGAGCAAGCTATTATGAAAAAAAGCTCTGCTTTAAAAGCTTTGCAAAACAAATCTTTAACATCTGCGAAAGCTGCAGAGGTTATTGCCGAAGGCACAACAAAAGATGTAGATGCTCAAGCCTTAATAAAATATTTTGACAGACCTGATGATTTGGATAAAATAAGATCTTATTATATTGACAATATAATAGGGGACTTTGGAGATACTTTTTTATCAAATCCTGCACAATTTAAATTGTTTGGTCAAAGATTGCAGAATGAACATAAGACAGGAAAACTAGGAGTCATTTTTGGAAAAGAAATGGCTAATGATATGAATGAATTTGTAAAAGTTTTAGTTTTTAATTCTAAAGCTATTGAGGGTGGTGATTTGGTTGCTGCTAATATAGCCGCTAAACCCATAGAAAATGTAGGAAAAATATTTAAATTTGCTACTTTAGGTCTTTTGTTTAGACAGGCTCCGCAATACAAAAGCATTGTTAACCAATATAAAGCTTTAAGTAAAAATGCTGGACCCAAAAGAAAAGCAGAAATTCTTGGTAATATATTAGCCAGTGCTTTGGCCTCAACTGCATCTCAACTTCCTGTTCAATCTATTCAAGAAGGAGTGCAGGAGACAAAACAGCAAGTAGAAGCTTTGGCTCAAAATGTAATGAAGGAAAACTTTCCTAGTTCACAAAAACCCACAAGAACATCGACACCAGTGCCCCAAGTTTTACCGCCTGTTAATACAGCACAGGGGCAACCGATTTCGAATCAAAACATAAGGCAAAGGGCAAAAGAAAACCCTGCAGTAGCCGCCACATTGCTTGGTGGTCTAGGAAGTGCAGGGTTGCTTTAGTCTTCTATAACGGCGCTTAGTCCGCCAGAAACAGATCGTATCGGCTCGTGAAGCGGTATAAAGCCTTGTTTGTCGTAAGCATCGTCAACAATCAAAGAAAGTTGTTGCGAAATATTCCTACGTTTTTTTTGCGACATCTGAACTATTTTCTTATAAGTTTCCACAGAAACGCTTATAGACTTGTATTTAGTAGTTGCAGGCACTAGCATAACTCCCATAATGTACTTGAAACCAAGATATAATCCCAAGTCAAAAAGGTCAAGACCAAAGTATGGTAATAAGAAAACCACCGTACATGGAATTACATTTGACTCTAAATGGGAATCAGAGCGTTACCTCTATTTAAAGTCTCTTGAAAAGGCAGAACGAATCAAAGATTTAGAGCTACAGCCTCGTTACAATATCATGGTAAACGATCAAAAAATCTGTGCGTATATAGCCGACTTTAAATACAATAAAGAGACCGCAGATGGTATTTGGGAACATATTGTCGAAGATGCCAAAGGTGTAGAAACCCCTGAATTTAAACTAAAAAAGAAGCTGATGAAGGCTGTTTTTGATATAGATATATATTTATCTAAAAAAAGTTCTTGACTCATTTCCCATACTTTGCCATAAATTGAATTGTCTAAAATTTAACGTGGAGGTTGCTATGAGCAATCAATTACTTGAGCGCAGGGAAGAACTGCGCGTTGTGATCGCAGGGCTTAAAGAAGAGCTTTCTGATCTAAATGAACAAATCCAAGATACTTGGCTACAACAGGTTCGTGATGCTTTACGAGCCGATGGTAAAGATTTTGGTACGACTACAATCGTGGATAATAATAAAAAGTTTAAAGCTACGGTTCGTAAGAAGGTGACTTGGGATCAGGATATGCTTCGTGATCAGCTTAATACGATGTCACCAGAAAATGCGCAGCACTACGGAAAGGTTGTTTTTTCTGTAGAAGAGCGCAAATACACAGCCGCTCCACCAGAAATAAAACAGCAGTTAGAAAATTGCAGGACGGTAGAGCTTGGTGCTTTCTCATTCGAAGAGGATAAATAAATGGGTTTACAAATTATTACAGCCGAACAACGGCTTGCAGAAAAGCGCGGTCATAAGATCGTAGTCTGTGGTGCTAGTGGTGTTGGTAAAACAACATTAGCAAAAACTCTTGATCCATTAAAAACTTTGTTTATGGATCTAGAAGCAGGGGATGCGGCTATTGAAGGGCACCCTATTGATGTCATTCGTCCACAAACGTGGGCAGAATGTCGTGATTTTGCTTGTTATATTGGTGGTCCAAATCCATCATTACATGAAGATCAATGCTATAGTCAGGCGCATTATGAAGGTGTCTGTCAGATATATGGTGATCCAGAAGAAAACGTAAATAGGTATGAAACGTTGTTTGTTGACTCAATTACAGTTGCAGGACGTTTATGTTTTCAATGGTGTCAGCAACAACCAGAGTCTAGATCAGATAGAACTGGCAAGTTAGATACTCGTGCAGCTTATGGTATGCATGGACGCGAAATGATGGCGTGGCTTACACACCTTCAACACATTCGTGATAAGAACGTAATCTTTGTTGGTATTCTAGATGAATACACTGACGATTATGGGCGTAAACAATATGCGCTTCAGATCGAAGGTTCCAAAACTGGCAAAGAATTACCGGGCATCGTGGACGAAGTTCTTACGATGGCAGTCTTGGGAGGCGAGAACGGCTCTTTTCGTGCCTTCGTTTGCGATGCTCTAAATGAGTGGGGCTATCCTGCAAAGGATCGCTCTGGTAGGCTCGATACACTTGAAGAGCCACATCTTGGTAAACTTATTGAGAAAATGGGTAAAGGGGGAAACACAGAGAAACAATTAAACTTTGTGAACCCCAGTCAACAGATTTTAACAGAAGGGACAGAAAATGTTGAATCTAAATAACGCAGCGGTGTCAGAGGCACCAACACAAACACGCACTCTTATTCCAAACGGAACAGTATGTCGTGCAATCATCGTGGTAAAAATGGGTGATACTGAAATTTCAGAGTTTGGTAATGGAATGTGGTTTAAAAAATCTCAAACGTCCAACGCCAAATGGATGGAACTAGAGTTCACAGTCGTTGGCGGTGAATATGACAAACGTAAGTTCTGGCATCGTATTTTTCTAGACGGTGACAAGATGGGTGCAAGCGGTATTCCAGTGGCAAAAGAGATTGGTTTATCCACTCTTAGGTCAATTATCGAAAGCGCAAATAGTATTGATCCATCTGATATGTCAGAGACTGCGGTTCAAAGGCGAAACATTGGTGGCGTTAATGACTTGAGTGGAATGGAAATTTGCGCTAAAGTTGGAATTGAAAAAGGCACAGGCGGCTATGAGGACAAAAATAAACTCATGGCAGCAGTGACGCCGAACCAGAAAGATTTTATCCCTTCTGGACAGGCACCGATGGCGCAAGCTCCTGCGGCTCAACCGCAACAGGCAGCGCAACCAACGTCAGGTGCAGTTCCAAGTTGGGCTAATAGGTAAATCTAGCGGCACAGGTTTTTCCACACCTGCTAGACCTCGCACAGGGGGGGCGA